GTGCCAATTATCAATATGTACCGCCAGTATGATGGTTATCCTACAGGCCATGGTGCAGAGTTGGCAGAGTTTCTATCAACAGGCCGTTTGGTGAATGGATTGGCCTTGACCAAAACCGTTGAAGAAGTTGTATTCAATGGCATGGGTTGTTTGGCGGCATCATTAGTTGCCAATTTCAAACAATCGCCTGGTGGTTTCTATATTCATCCAACCGATATGACCGATTGTGGCCAAGATTATGAATATCACATTTTCAATATTGATGGTGTGATGTTGATTGATGTATATTATTGTGGTTGTAATTTCTTTGGTATGAGTGGTGATTATGAAAGTGAAGTTGTATTCAGCGGATCATTGCCAGAGTTTATTGAATTTTGTAAAGAGAAGGAAACAGCATGAGTTATGATTCTGATGTTGAAAATGTTTACATGGTTGAATTTCAATCAGGCCGCACCATTCATGTCAGCTTTTATGAGCTACAAGATGTGAAAGAATTTTGTGCAGATGAATTTCCAAATGAAACGATTAAAACTGTTTATAAAGAAGTTTATTTTGGTGAAGATGAAGATGAATAAAGGCAATTATCAAATCGATTGGGAAAGATTGGCAAAGTATAATATTGTGGTCAATACACAGCCAAAAAACCCATTAGATGATGTGGTGAAGAATGATGAGTTGGTTTCATGGATGCAGGAATATCCTGATGCCATGGATGCCATCAATAAAATAAAGGCAAAGAAATGAATTATTACTTGGTTGAATTCGTGGATGATTCAATTCATCCTCAATATGAAGAAGTGTCCGCCATTTCAGCACAAGAGGCGGTGCATAGTATTAAACTCGGTTGGCCAGAAGCCAAGATTTGGAATGTTTGGCAAGAAACCGGCGAGAACGACCAATGGAAAGATGAATAATGGGTATATCAGCATACAAAGAAATTACCGAATGGAATGAACCAGAGTTTGTGGTACCAAATCATACATACTTGTTTGATGGTAAGTCCAATATCTTGGCCTATGCTCGTGAGAGTGATGGTCAGGTAATGGTATTTAAGAAACCATTACCATTGGATACTCGTAGGCGTAAATTTGAAAAAGTAAAACACAAGGCACTGGATGCTTTGGCAAAAACTTTACAATCACCTGGCGAAACTTTACAATCGGATTTTCCAAGTTGGCAGGTAAAATCAGATAGTGGTAAAACCTATACAGTTGAATTGATTGGTAATCATTATCATTGTAATTGTGTTGGTTATTCGTATAGAGGAAAATGTAAGCATTCGGAAAGTATTGCTAAAAAACAACAGTCTGGTTGACTTTCTATGTGGTACCTGTATAATGGTAGATTAAATGCACGATTCGTCTATCGGTTAGGACATTGCCCTTTCACGGCAGGAAGACCAGTTCGATTCTGGTATCGTGTACCAAAAGTATTAAATAGTAATTATGAAAAGAAAAACTAGAGCACATTTCGTATTGTTTTGTAGTAATACACCATTCAAACCAAAAAGAGTGGTGTCAAAGGTCGCCTTCAAAAGGCGTGTTAAACATAAATTGAAAGAATTACATTATGAATAAATTGAATAAAAACGGTATCGCTTTCGTAGAAGCGGCAGAGAAATTATATGGCATCGGTGCAGTATTGAACCGAGATAATATTGCCCATGTGGTTAGTGAGGCAGATGTACCATATCCCTATTGGTTTGTAACCAAGGCAGAATATCGTAATGGTAACCGTGGTGAGTATTTGTTACCTAACATTGGCACCAAGAAACAAAAAACTTCCGTTCTTGAAGAAGAATTAGAAATTGCCTATGCACAACCTGCTCAAGTGTTAGAATTCCGTCAACCAAAACTATTGGATGAATCCGATTCGGCTGTACCTGTCAAGTTTGAAGGTTATGTGCCATTTGGTTTCTACAAAGATTTGTTTGGCATTGTAAAATCTAAAATGTTTTATCCTGTATTCATTACTGGTTTATCAGGCAACGGCAAAACCTTGATGGTCGAGCAAGTGTGTGCTGAACTCAAGCGTGAATGTATCCGTGTAAACATTTCTATTGAGACCGATGAAACCGACCTACTTGGTGGTCCTACTCTTATCAATGGTAATGTGGTTCATCGTGATGGTCCTGTTCTTCAAGCAATGAAGAAAGGTGCCGTATTGTTGATTGACGAAGTAGACCGTGGTTCTAATAAACTAATGTGCTTACAAGGCATCCTTGAAGGCAAACCATACTACAATAAAAAGACTGGCGAAGTTGTATCACCAGCCAATGGTTTCACCGTGATTGCCACCGCCAACACCAAAGGTCGTGGTTCAGAAGAAGGTCGTTATCTATCACAAGTGCTTGATGATGCCTTCTTAGAGCGATTCCCAATCACGGTAGAACAGGAATATCCTGATGCCAAAACTGAGCGTAAGATTCTTACACCGTTAATTGCTGATAAAGAATTCGTTGAGAATCTATGCCAATGGGCAGATGTGGTACGCCAATCGTTTGACCAAGGTGCTACTGATGAGATTATTTCCACTCGCCGTTTGGTACATATTGCCAAGGCATTTGGTATTTTCAAAGACCGCATGAAAGCGATTGAGCTTTGTGTGAATCGATTTGATGCCGAAACTAAAATGGCATTCTTAGATTTGTATTCAAAAGTGGATAACACCGTTGAATCACCAGCGAATACAAGTACCATTTCTACCACAACCGAGGTTGCCAACCAACCACAGGTGTGATAGAATGGTGTATGTAGTTGGTAGTAATTTATATTATGTTTAATTTGATAGGAGTATTACAATGGCTTTAACTGTTCGCAAAGGTAAGATTAATCGTCATGAGAAAATTACCCAAGTATTGTTGTCTGGCAAACCTGTAAGTCCTGCTGAAATTCAAGCAGTATTTGCTGGTACCAATCAAGAGAAGGTGCTGTACCGACTCTCAACCAACATCTATAACATTCGTAAAGATGGTGGTATCGTGAAAGTAATCAAAGATGGCCGTAAGGTTAAGGCATATCAGTTGGTTAACTTCACCGAGTTCGATAGCAATGGCCGTTACAAAGGCAAAGTAGCATCGCCAAGTGGAATTGCAAAACAATCTTCTGATGGCTCTTTTGTAAAACCTGTTGCTGACCAACCTGTTACAGCGTAAGCATTAGAATATGGCCCCTCGGGAGAGGCCGCCATATTGAAGTGTATTCATTGAGTATGCTTCAATATGGTAAACTTGCAACAAAAGTATTGCCTATTGGCCAATATTAGTTTATCATAGAAAGTTCAAGGTGATGAATCTTGTATTTTATAAACTTTTGAAAAAATAATGATGAATTATTTTTCTATTCTGATAAAGGAAACAAATCATGGCTTTTGTCCATTCTGTGCCAATTTCGGCAAAAAAATTTACACAAAAAGATTTAGAAATATCTAAAAAGTATGTTAATCCAGAAGTTTATCCTGGTTTATACGACAATGCAAAGTTGCGTAAAGGATTAAGATATATTGATAGACGAATTATGAACATTGAGGATATCAATGTTGATGTTGCAGCCATTTTTACGGGCTTAGACTTAAAAGATTATGCAAACAATCATTTCGTAACACAAGCCGCCGCCATTCGTCTGAATGGTAGAGGAGAAAATGCGGATGATGTTATTGCTGATATTAACTCTAATGGTTACGAGCTTTCACATTGGCCAATCAGTGTGACATTATGCCCAAATGATGAAGATATGATTTTAGATGGTCGTACCAGGCTTGAAGCATTAAAATTAGCAGGATTTACTAATGTGATTGTTGATTATTACACCTGTGAAACTTGGGATGTCTATTTTATAGAAGCAATTAAACGCAACCCACCGCAAAAGCCACGCTCACCAATGAAGAAAGAAGATATCATTGCAAGTTGTAATGTTGCTATTGAAAGGGGATGGATGAAAAAAGATCCAGACGAAATTTCAGAGCGTGTTAGAGAAATAACAGGCAATACAATTAGCTATAATACACTTCAAAAAATTATACACAATGTTATGTATGGTTCGAGTTATACCTCTGCTGTGTTATCATTGGATGAAGATAAGGCGGCCGCCTGGTTGAAACGAAACGGATACATTGATAATGACAAAGGTAACGGAATCTATTACAAAGTTGTTTCTGCTTCTGCTTGGACTAAAGCCGTTGCTGCTACGGCTGATAGATTGGTTGATGAACTTGAAGGCAATGGCAAAAAAGTTAAAGAGTTGCGAGTTATATTGCACACAGGAACATTAGATGGTGCCGATCCAGTTAAATCATGGCAAGGTAAAATTGATTCGTTTAGGACTGGTTGGAAAGAAAACATCAACAATATTGAAAAAGCTTTCTTTTCTGAATCAACAAGACGAGCAACAATCAAGTTGTATGGTGTAATTCCTGCCGTTAGTGCCTTGAGTAACTTATACCCAATGGACAAGTTAGTAATGTTTCATGTTGGTAAACTGAAAGATAAATCTTTTGCACAGATTAATCTTGAAGAAGAATTAGAGGACACTTTGTTGGTATAATTATGGGTTGGATATTAATCTTTTATTTGAACACACCTTTGAATTATCAGGTACATTCTCATTATGATATGAAAGGTGATTGTTCAACCAAAGAGGCATATTACAACAAGGTTTTTCAAGAGGTCGGCACTAAACTTGTCGCCTCTTGCAAACCAAAAGAGTTTGTTAAGTATGCAAAGAAGCAAGGTGATTTAGTGTATAAACAATATGAATTGAGGTAATCATGACATTAGATTTATTTTATATCGTTAAAGAATTGCGTTACTCTGGTGTGGTACAAGAACATCAATATGCAGCTGGTCCGTTTAAAACATGGGCAGAAGCACTAAAAGTAAAATTGGCCAAGAATTCTGAATTTAGTTGTATTCGAGAATTTCAAATTGTTAAACAAAAAGTGAATGTAGAATTGGTATGAGAAGCATTTGGCATTACAAAGATTACAGTTATTGGTTCAGCATAGAAGAAGAGGAAGATAATTGTAAAATTTTCCACTATGCCTATAGTGTACCATACGGTTCAAAATTATTGAATTATAGTCCATATGAAACAATGACCGAAGAAGCGTTTAGAAAAATCGTAGATGAAATGACAAAATGAAAATTGCAATCAATACACAATATGGTGGTTTTGGCCTCTCTGATGAGGCCTTTGAATCTTTACTGAAACGAAAAGGTATTGACTTTGAAAAAGTTGATGCAGCTTTTGGTTGTGCCAATTATTATGCCAAAGGCCATGTTGGTAATGATGAACATTTCATTTCACAATATGACCATTACGAACCACGAAATGATCCAGATTTAATTGCTGTGATTGAGGAGTTTGGTGACAAATCTTATGGTTGGGCAGCCACATTAAGAATTGTGGAAATTCCTGATGATGTGGATTGGTATGTTGAAGAGCATGATGGTTTGGAACATATTGCTGAAAAACATCGGACATGGTTCTAAATGTCCATCATTCTTTTAATCTTTTCATTGGCTTGTGCCTTTGCGGCTGGTGTGGAATTCTCTAGTAGAAATACACTAGATTTCTCACCAGAAGCGCTTGGAGGTCTCTTATTCTGTGCCATAGCACTAGGGCTTATAGTCATAGGACTCCTCTCACCAGAGGCGCTCCAATTAGACTGAAAAGTGTTGCTTCCATACAACAGACCGCTTGATTCCTACCGTGGTTATGTTATAATGGTAGTTCAAGTGAAAAAGGAGCTTTTGTTATGAAAAAATCAGTAAACAAATCAATTCAAGATATTTTTCCAGGTATTATGGTTTTGGATTCTGAGCCAGTTCGTGTTGAGAATCCATTTAGCGGTGAGAGCGTGATGCTATCACCTGATGAAGTGGCAGTATATGATTACCTCAAAGGTTGTGAATTGATTGGTGATTATAAAGGTGTGCGTAAAGGCCTTGATTGGTTTATGAAGCACAATTGTGAAGCGTATATGACTTTATTGGATTAATTATGAATATTGATAAAAGTGAAATGTTTGAATATTTGGACACCTTGCGTGAAAGTGGAGTAACCAATATGTTTGGTGCCGGCCAATATCTTGAGCAGGCATTTGATATTGACCGCAGAGAAGCGAAGAAAGTTTTATTGGAGTGGATGAATCAATACCAACCACAATGATATATCGGGTAAGCGGTAAAGTTGGAGAGTTACAGCGGACTGTAAATCCGTTGCCTATGGCTGAGTTGGTTCGAATCCATCCTTGCCCACCACTAAGGAATAATTATGAGTGATAGATTTGATTTTGAGCAACAAATTATTAAATGTTGGAATGTTGTAGATGACCTGAAAGACCTTGATGAAGGCCTATTTGAAGGTTGGTTGGAATTTACCCAAGATAATGTATCCAATCATATTCTAGGTGTTGCAAATAGTTATGATGTAAAGTTTAATAAATTGTGGAATCAATTTGAAACTGTGGTAATGGATTTAGTTCGTGAGAATAAAATGCTCAACGAAGAATGTGCCGCCTTGCGTGAACAATTAGAGAAAGCTGAAAAGAAAAATGCAAAACGATAAACCAAAATATGAGAAATATATTTCATCCAATGGAAAAACTAGATATGGCAAAATATATTCTTATACAGAACCACCAAAAAATGTTCGTATTCAATTAGGTCGTGCCGATATTCCAAAATTTCTTTCTATGTTAGAAGAAACACAATACGAATTGATTGAAGCAGCCGTAGCAAGCCGAGAGAAACAAGGATTTCCTGAGGCTAGTATAGTCATTAAACATATCATGGAGAAAAAATAATGGCAACCTGGAAAATTGAACCAACATGGAAAAAATCTTTAGTTGAAAAAAACTATTTTGAAAAAGATGGTAAAACTATCATCGCTGAAATTGGTTGGCGTTGGGGCGAATTCAGTTGTGAAACGGAAGATGATGAACCACCTGTGCTTGAAGAAGGTGTGGACCTATTCTCCACTGGTTATGATATTGAAATGGAATATTGTGATGATGGTTGTTGGGAAGAATTTGAATTCGAAGGTTTCGATGAAGATGAAGAAGAAGAAATGCGTGAATGGCTTGACAATAATTCATATCTTGACCTTGAAGAAGAAGGTTGGACGCCAACAGAGTGTGAAATGATTATGACTTGCAAACCGTCCGTTGAAAAGGTAGATTAACATGGATGATGAAATGTTGGAACAATTATCATTGGATGTGGACACCGAATTATTAAAGTGGATGACCACATTTGAAATTCATCCATTAAATTTGATTGCCGTTATATTGGCTCGCTTGACTTGGATAGCCAAACAGTCTAACATAGAAGAAGATTATTTAAAATTATTAGAATCACCAAAAGATATTATTGGTAAAACCGAACAAGAAAATAAACAATTACATTAATGAAAATTGCATTAGCATCCGATATCCATTTAGAATTTGGAGACCTTTTCTTAAAGAATGAGGAAAATGCTGACGTTCTTATTTTAAGTGGTGACATTTGTACCGCCAAAGCATTCAAACATAAACCAAAAGAAAGAATGTTGGTTAAAGAATTTTTTAAGCGGTGTGCATTTCAATTTCCTCATGTTGTGTATGTGATGGGTAATCATGAACATTATGATTATGATATTGCTTATACCTATGATAGATTAACCGCTGAGTTGGTTGATTTACCGAACCTTCACCTGCTTGAAAAAGAAACATGGGAACACAACGGTGTAACCTTTGTTGGTGGCACACTATGGACTGATATGAACAAGAATGATTCATTGACATTATGGCATACTGGCCAGCGTATGAATGATTTTCGTTTAATCAAAAATAGTAATCGTATGATACACCATAAGAATGCCGTGTATGCAAAGAATCCAGAGAGTGGCAATCCGTTAAAAGATGCCAATGGTGAGTTGGTGATTGAACGAGTGGATCATTATGAGAAACCTTCTCGTTGGTCAGCAGAAGATTCTGTGGAAGACCATAAGAAGATGTTGGATTACATTCGTATCACTACCGAAGATAAGGCGAAACAATATGTGGTCGTAACACACCATGCACCAACACCAATCAGTATTGCTGAGTGTTATCGGTTTGATACATTGATGAATGGTGCCTTTGCATCTGATTTGTCCGAGTTTATACTGGATCGGTCACAAATCAAATTGTGGACTCATGGTCATATGCACAATGTATCTGATTATATGGTTGGTGATACAAGAGTGGTTTGTAATCCTCGTGGTTATATTGGTCATGAACAAAGAGCCAAAGAATTTAAATTAAGATATTTGGAGATTTAAATGGGAATGTTTGATGAGATTCATTATCAAGGTGAAGTGTATCAAACCAAAGATACACCACTTCAAACTTTGGACAAATACAAAATTGAACACGACCAAGATTCTGGTCACATATATTTGTGGCATGAAGAATATGATTCCGAATGGATAGAAGATAATGATGGATTCTTGGGTGGTTATCTAAGACAATTCAATGAACGCTGGGTGCATTGCCATGATTTTGATGGTGCCATTAGGTTCTATCGTGAAGATAAAGAGAATGGTGGTTATAAGGCCGATAGATGGATTGAATATAAGGCTTTGTTTATGAATGGCCAATTATTAAAGATTGAGAAAATTGATGAGTGATTATATACCTGATACATGGGTTGTTGTGAAGATTACAACCGATAAAGAAACACTATACAAGGTATTTGCCTGTTGGTATGGTGGATATGCCGGCTCTGATTCATGGAAAATGAATAGTGGTATCGTCAAGATTGAATCAACGGATGATTACTATGATTTCCATGGTTGGTCAGGATCGGTGTATCGTTGTCATAAGAATTTATATGGCACCAACAATTATGGTAGCCGAGTATTACAAAACTTTATTGATAAGGCAGATTACAAAATTGAAATTATGCCTGAGAATACAAATTGGAAAGAATTAAAATATGCCTGTGAGGTATAGCACAAACTGGATGGGGCCAATCAATAAACAATGGTATGAAGAACGAGGTCTTGAGCTTTGGACTTATGCTGCTGGTCGTATTGATTGCCGTGGTGAAGATTTGGGGCCATATGGTGAAGAAATTGGATTATCGCCAATGCTTGTTGAAGATTGGAGTAGATTTAGTGACTGGTTGAATACCTTTGAAACTGATTTCATGTGGAATTTAAAAGACTTGATTGAATTGTATGAAAGAAATAACCCAAAAATAACTTGGGCTGAAGGTTATGATGATTGATTTTATTGATTAGGAACATATAAAAATATCATTATACAAAACTGTTTAATTAAGTTAAACTATGAATAAGTAATAGTGTTAGTTTTTTACTATTGTTGTTTAACTTTAAGGAGATGTTATGAGTATTACAATTAAAAACCTTGAAAGTGCATTGGCAGGCGAAAGTCAGGCATATATCAAGTACCGTTATTTCGCCAAAATTGCTCGTGAGGAAGGCTATGAAGAAGTGGCAAAACACTTTGAACATACAGCCGACCAAGAGTTGCTTCATGCATGGGGTCACCTAGAGTTGTTGATTGGTAAACCTTCTACCAAAGAATGTTTACAAAAGGCCATTGATGGTGAGACCTATGAATTCACCACAATGTATCCAGAATTCGTTTCTGCTGCTCGGTCAGAGCAAGAGAAAGCTGAATTCAATGAACAGATTGCCGAATCAAAAGAACACGCCGAGCAGTTCAAAGAAGTTCTTGCTAAGGCCGAGAAACGCTTTGCAGCTTTAAAGAAAGTTGAAGAGCGTCATGCAAACGCTTATAAACAAGTATTGGAGGCAGTATAATGGAAAACCAACAACATATTTGTGTAGTGTGTGGCCATGTTCACGATGAACAAACAGAAGGTAAATGGGAAGAATTACCTGATGAGTTTCAATGTCCAGAATGTGGCGTAGGTAAAGAAGATTATTATATTATATGAAAAAAGTATTGATAACTGGTAGTTCTGGTTACATTGGCCAACACCTCGTAAAACTCCTCAAAAAGGATTACGAGGTGTTTGGTGTTGACATTAAACCATGTTTTAATGATTACTTGGCACATAAGAATTATCTAACATATGATATTACCAATGGTTATCAATTATGTTATTCTGATGAGTTTGATACTGTGGTACATTTAGCTGCATTGGTCAAAGTAAACGAATCAGTAACAAAACCTTATGAGTATTATGATACAAACATTAATGGTACACACAATGTATTGTTAAATGTTAAATTCAAAAATTTTGTATTTGCCTCAACAGGCACAGCAGCTAATCCCATCAACCCATATGCCTTGAGTAAGCGTTGTGCTGAGGATATAGTGGAAAGATATTGCATTGAAAATTCAAAGACTTTCACTTCATTCAGATTTTATAATGTTATTGGGTCTGATGGGATTTCACCTACCAATCCTGATGGGTTGATGTATAACTTAATGAAAGCAAGAGAAACAGGTTCATTCAATCTTTATGGTGGTGATTACAATACACCAGATGGCACTCCTGTTAGAGATTATGTCCATGTGAATGAAATATGCCATTCTATTCAAAAGGCAATCGAGATGCCTGCCAATTCATTACAAAATCTAGGCCATGGTAAAGGTCATACCGTTAAACAAATGGTAGATACTTTTAAACTGGTAAACAATTGCGATTTCGTTGTAAACTATTGCCAAAGACGAGAGGGTGATTTAGAATATAGTGTATTGGATAATCCATCTACATATATGGAATCCACTTATACACTATCACAACTATTGAAAGTATAGTATGCCGTTTGAATATAATTATGAACGCTTTGAAGAATTACTACAACATCATTTAGATGCCATGTATCATGATTCTGATGAAGGATCGGATATTGGTGAGAATGTTTCAAGTGTTGAAGAAATGAAAATCATTTTTGATGGTTATGGTGACCTCGAAACGGATGATGAATACATTGAAGGTGGCAATAAGAACATGGAATCATTCGCCGTCTTTATTCACAAAGATGCCTTAACAGAAGGCTTTGTATTTCCCGAACACGATTCAGCTTGGAATATGATTATTCATCGGCCAAAGGAAGAAGTTTGCATTTGGGTGTGGCATGATGTAGAAAAGAATGAGTGGGAAATTTTAGATTTAGAAGAACGATTAGAAGGTACAGAATTAAATACTGAACAAGTGATGACTATTATGGAAGAATTGCATGATAGATATTTTAAACCATGGGAGAAACCGGTGTTTGAAACTGATTCAAAAACAGGTATGCCAGCATGGCCTTTTCCAACAGGAGATAAGAAGTGAAAGTTTATTTAAGTGGTTATCGTAGTCATTGGATTTCTCCATATACGGTCATGGAGTATATTTTCTTTTGGACTGATTGGAGTAAATGTGGTCGTAACAAAGGCGTAATCGCAGATGAAGATTATGTAGACCATCCTATATGGGTGGAGAAATGCACAAAGTATATCAAACCTTTCTGTTCAGCTATTCAAACAGTATTGGACTTTATTCACCCACCAATCAAGTATGTAAAGATTGACCGATACGATACATGGTCAATGGACTATACATTGTCGTATATCATTCTACCAATGCTCAAACAATTGCGTGATGCATCTCATGGCTCACCTTGGATTGATGATGAAGATGTGCCTGCTGAGTTGCGTGGACCTAAAAGAAAAACAAAATCAAAACGACATTCTAATCCTGATATCCAAATGTTGGAAATGGATGAAGATACACTCATACACAAACGCTGGGCATGGGTGCTTGATGAAATGATTTGGGCATTTGAACAGAAAGTTCAGGATGATCCTGAATCCAAGTTCTTTGATTACACCGAATGTGGTGATAAGTTACCTTGGGACGAGAACTATGTTGGACCTAAGGTTGATTGGGATGGACTAAATGCACACAATGAAAGAAAGCGTAATGCATTTAGATTGTTTGGTAAGTATTATGAGAATCTTTGGGATTAAATGTTAGCCTATTATTATTTGTATGTGGCCAAACAGCGATTGGCTAACACCAAAGAAACCATAGAGATGATGGGTGGTGAGAATGAATGCCAACCCATGATACTTGGCCAACGTGATATGTTAGAGTTGGAAGTGGAATATTACCAAAAAGTATGTTGGTTCTTTACCATTGGACTCTTGACATTTGGCCTTGCATTTGTTATAATGGTCGTATTATATTTGAATGGAGTTTTTAATGCTTAATAAATTGTATTTGTGGGTTGGTAAAAATACGGCAACAATCATTTTAGTTCTACTGATTGCCGCTTCTGCCATTACTATTTTTAATTTGATTGAGATTGTGCGTAAACCAACACAAATCACTGTGGTTGAAGGTAGTATTCAACATCATTTGGTTTGGTCACTCAAAGGTGAATGTTTTTTTGTAAAACCTTATTCTGAAGATACCGTATATCTCATTCGTGTAAAAGATTGTGATAGATCCGATACAACCATTAAGGCGATTAAATGAAACCAAATAAAGATTTTAAATTAAGTAAGTCAGCAAAACGAGTTTTGGCTACCATGACGCCAGATAAAAGAAGTTTATGGAAAAAATCTTATATTGAAGCTGAGTTGGCCGAAAAGATGGCCAAATTTGCCAAAATTCGTGAACCCAAAGGAGAAGAAGCATGACCATGTTGATTGAAGTAAATTCATTAGATAAGAAGTGTCCAGTTATTATTAACTTAGAAGCAGTTGTTGAAATTGCACCATTGGTTGGTGGTGGTTGTGCATTGTTTATGGCTGATGGCCATGGCGGTGCCGTATCAATGAAAGTTTCAAATGACTATTCTGAGTTCAAACAATTTGTTTTAGAAACTGTATCACCTGAAGATATTGCAAAGAAGTTTGGTAAAACAAAAGCTAAAGACCTATCATTGGATATTCCAAAACTATGAGTAAGTTTACATTTATCTGTGAAGAAGAACCATGTCCTTTTGGTGAATCAATCACAACCAAAAGAACTGTTGAGTTTAGTGCTGTTCACTTAGGTGGTGTTATTGGTGAGTTTGAAACTTTTTTAAAAGGTTGTGGTTTTAAATTTGATGGACATTTAGAAATTAATGAACACGAAGAATCACCTTTTGAAGAAGATGATTTGGATGATATTGATTCTATTTTCTCTGGCAAGAAAAGTTTAATTCGATCCGATGAGTGTTGATGAACGATTTATTTTACAATCTATTTGATTGGATTCGTGATGATTGGCGTTCTGGTCGTTTTCGTTTTATTGTTGAGTTACTTGCTTGGGCAATATCTATTGGTTGTTCAATCACCATGGCTCTTACGGTACCCAATCCTCCACTCCTTATTCTTTATCCTGTTTGGATTCTTGGCTGTGCTATGTATGCTTGGGCTAGTTATACTAGGAAATCATTTGGTATGTTGGCTAACTACATCTTGTTAACTACAATCGATACAATTGGTTTAATACGAATGTTATGAATATATTTTATCTTGATAATGATGTGAAAAAATGTGCCCAAATGCACGTTGACCGCCATGTTTGTAAAATGGTGATTGAGTATGCTCAGTTACTTTCAACAGCACATCGAGTGCTTGATGGCCAAGAATACAGAAGGTTGTCGGCCAATAATCGGTCAATCAAAGCTTGGCGGCTACCCGATGGTCGTGAAGAACGCCTTATGAAACCTACCATGATGAATCATCCTTCTGCAATATGGGTTCGTCAAAGTAGTGAAAACTATCGTTGGCTCTATAATATGTGGTGTGAATTACTAAGTGAATTCACCTATCGTTATGGCAAGGTTCATGCTACGGCAAGATTGATACCTGATTTGGCGGTGTTGCCGACCAACATACCCAATGGTAAGTTTACTGGTCCCACACCTGCTATGCCTGATGAATGTAAAGTGCCTGGTGACTCTTTGAAGTCTTATCATAATTATTATAAGATGAATAAATCACACCTTTGGTCATGGAAAGGTAAGATAAATAAGAGAGAGGTACCAACTTTTATGAAAGAATGGTTCCGTAAAATGAATGAATCTATTTCACATGAGTATGCTTAATGCCAACCTATGATTTTTTGAATAAACAAACCAATGAAGTTGAAGAACACCGTATGTCATACACGGTGTTGGATGAATTCCTACAATCAAATCCACACTTAGAACGATATCACTCAGCCGAAAATCTACCCATTTTTGGTGATATTGGTCGTATGTCTGTACCTGGTACCAAGACTGCTGATAAGGCCTTTGAACAAGGTGTGATTCAGCGTATCAAAGAAACTGTACCAGGAAATACTTTACACAAATCACACAAGACAAAGTTGCCTAGAGAATGGTAATCGTGAATATGCAAGTTCCTATTCTATTAACCAAACGGCGAGGTGTCAATGATAAAATTGTCCCCATAGTAAAAGCTCAACGAATCCCAAAGTATAATAAAAACCAAAGGAGAACGGATGAGCAAGAAAAGAATGATGTCAAAGCAACAGCGGCTATATTACGAATCAGCCAACAAGGAAAAAATAAGGCAAGAACTCGCTGAATTCACAAAAAGTTCAAAACAACGAGAAGAAAGGACGATTGGTTCACCTTTCAATCCACACCAAAATTCATATTTTAGTTAACATAAATATGGAATTATCATAATATAAAAACAACAAAAAATGACTTTACCTGCATCAGGACAAATATCCTTTAACAATGTAAATACTGAGTTGGGTCTGAGTGGTACATTTTCTAGTTCTTTAGGTTTTATTAATAATAGAAAAAAAGATACAGGAAATTTTCCCGGCACCGGTACAACATATACCTCAGACCAAACATTAACAATGTCTGTAGGAGGTACCGTTCAGTTCGAAGTGTCTGGAGGTGGTGGTGGCGGCGGCGGTAATGATTCTGCTCCTGGTCATCCTGGTTATTCAGGAAAAACTGTTGTTGGTTCGTTTGGTGTAAACGCTGGTGATGTAGTCAGAATTTTTATGGGTTTCGGTGGTGGCGGCGGTGGTAACAGCGCAAGAGGCACTGGCGGTGGTGCAGGAGCCGGAAATAATGCTGGTTATAGTGGCGGCCGTGGAGGAAACGCAGGCGGTTCGGGAACATCTGGCGGTGGCGGCGGTGGCGGAAGCGCAACAGTAATTACCGTTAACGGCAATCTTGTTGTTGTAGCTGGCGGTGGCGGTGGTGGTGGCGGTGGTGGTAACGGGCCAACAGGTCAACCACAACAAGGATATTCCAGTTCAGGACAAATTTATGGATTACACGGTTCCGACAGAGGTGGCGATGGCGGAGGTGGCGGTGGCGGTGGTGGCGGATATCTAGGTGGTGCCGGCGGAGGATTAGTTGGTGGTGATTCTGGTGGTTATTCAGGATCAAGCGGCAACTCATTTGGTGGTTCAGAAACAAATACATTTAGTAATGGTGGTGGATCAGGTGGTGGCGGCGGTGGTACAGGTCGTGCTATATTAAGAGCAGGTGCTGGTTCAGTTACCGGATTATCATCTTTGGCTGGACTGTATAACCAAGCATACTATCAACGAAATACTGATGGCAACTGTAACAATGGCGCCAACTGCAACTGTTCTTCAAATTGTGGAGACCAAAATTGTAATCAATGTTTATACGTCAGTGCAATTAATTGTGTGAATTGCGATACAACACCTTTATTACAGGCAAACTGTAATTGTGCTTGCACATACAATTGTGTTTGGACTCAAACCAGTTTTAACTGTAACTGTGCTTGTGACTGTAATTGTAATTGTGGTGGATAATTAACTCAAAATGGAAATATAATGTTATTTAAGATTCATGCTGAAAGAAACATAAACGATAAAAAAATATTCTACTACGATAACGAAAAAAACATCTTAAAAGATGAAAATGATTTCGTATTTGAATATCCAAATATCAAAAAAAATCCAAATGAAAAGCCAACAAGGCCTTTTTCTAAAGATAATCCCTTAAAAAAGTCAAGAGATGTTTCAACTGTAAAAATACAGATGGGTTTGTCATGTAATTACTCTTGTGATTATTGTTCACAAAAATTTGTTGAACGGCCAAGAGAAACCAACGCCAAAGATATTGAAAACTTTATGAAACTCTTTAATGAGTTGAATTTTTCAGAAGAACGTGGTCTGCGTGTTGAGTTTTGGGGTGGAGAACCTTTTGTCTATTGGAAAACTATGAAACCATTGGCAGAAGAAATTCGCAGAAAGTTTGCTCATTGGAAAAATCAACCATTATTTTCAGTTATCACGAATGGTTCATTACTAACTGATGAAATTAATATGTGGTTGACATATATGGGTTTTTCTGTCGCAATCAGCCATGATGGTCCTGGACAATTTGTCAGAGGTCCAGATCCATTTGAAGATCCGGAGAATAAAAGAATTGTTATGGATTTATACAGAGTGTTAAGGCCTCAAGGTAGAATAAGTTTTAATGTGATGATGAACGCAAAGAATCTCAGTAGAAAAGAAGTTTATGATTGGTTTGTAGATTTTACTGGTGATCCAGATGTGTTTATTGGTGAAGGAGGTTTTGTTGATGCTTATGATGAGGAAGGATTACAAAATTCTTTAAATACAAAAGAAGAAAACTTTGCCTATCGCAGACAAGCATTTAAAGATATTTACGAAAATGATGGTAAAGTAGGATTTGTTAATGTATTAAGTAAGGTAGATGCTTTCACCCGTTCCGTTTTAACACACCGTGAAGCACAATATGTAAATCAAAAGTGTGGTATGGATGATGAAGGCACAATTTCATTTGATTTGCGTGGTAATGTAATCACCTGTCAAAATGTGAGCGCATTAGAAGTTTCTAAAAATGGTGAATCACATCTCGGAGGCAACTTAGCTGATTTTGACAATATTGAATTAAAAACATCCACACATTGGATGAACCGCAAAGAGTGTTCTGGCTGTCCCGTATTACATATCTGCCAAGGCGCTTGTATGTTCTTGGATGGTGAATTCTGGAATACATCATGCAGTAATGCTTATTCAGATGCTATACCATTATTTTCTTTAGCATTTGAGAGAATAACGGGTGGTTACATACCCGTATTAATTGAAAATCCAGAATTACCTTTAGAAAGACAGGATATTTGGGGCACAGTATACAAACATGAAGAACTCCCAAAAAAGAAAGCTTTTCCAATTAAAATCGTTGTAGAAAAAACAAAAGTTGTAAATGATATTGAGGTCTTTGACAAAGCAAAAGTAGAAATTTAAATTATGTTAAGTGAAGAACAAATAAATCATTATTATCAATCTCAATACGATTATTTTATTAATAAAACAAATTCTTGTGTGAGAATGTTTGATAATCGATTAGCCTTTTATGGACTAATTACAAACGATGGTAGACTAGTTGCAATCTCAGAAAATCCAATGAGCATTAGAGCTCTTGTGGGTTCAAATTTATTATTGATTTACACTTTTTTTATTAATGAATTTGCAAAGTATCCTGATGATTACAATCACATTGTTGAAAAAAACAAGTGCTGGCATTTTGTTAGAACCGATAATGGGTGGTATAAAAATATAAAAATTGAATCACAGGAAGAACTACACGACTACATTTTGACCACTCAAAAAATTGCATTGTTGGACAAAATGCATAACTATATTGACCACAATAGAAAACAAATCACACAAAAATTAATAGGCCAAGATTTGGTATATACCTCAAAATATCTAGAAGCAAAAGAAATTTTAGAGAAACAGATTGAGGTTGATGAATACTTGAAATATCCGTTTGTTAGTGGTTATGCTGAAACTGTAGGTATATCATTACAAGAATCTGCGGAACAAATTAAATTGCAATATGAAGTTCAAAGTTGTTATTTGGCAGATAGTGAGAGCTTACGAATCAAATATACAAATATTGTTCGTAAAGAAAAAAATATAGAAAATTTAAAAGAAATATTGAATTCTTTTTATACGGATGGCCATGGTTACAGTTCGTTATGAACCAACTGATATTTTATAATAGCTTTGATATTTTTGTTGACACTAAAAATAAAGATAAACTATCTTTAATACCTGGTGGAAATAACTTCAGGCATTTTTTCCATATCTTTAGTAAAAACATTACTTTTGTTGATAGAACATATACTGTTACGTCACCATTAAAATGTGAAATACTACCTCATTTACAAATGCCTAAGTTTGAAGAATACTCTAGGCACTACTATGACATCTGTGATGAACGAGCAATTCAGTTATATAATCAGGCTGTAGAATCTAGAAGAAAACTTCTAGTTATGTATAGTGGCGGTATTGATTCAACATTGATTCTTTGTTCATTATTGAAAAATATCAATGAAAAAGAACTAAAAGAAAATACAATCGTTTTACTTTCAGATTTAAGTATACAAGAAAATTTAAATTTCTATTACGACCACGTTGGAAAAAAATTCAATTGTGTTTCTAGTTATAAATTTCCATACTATATTGGTGATGATAAATTTCTTTTCATTTCAGGTGAAAATGCTGACCAATTGTTCGGCTCTCAAGCAACCGGTGTATATGCAGTAGATAAAGATTATCGTATTGTATTTGAACCTTTAGAGAAAACAGAAGGTACAATTATAGATTGGATGGCCAGTCGATGTGGTGATAAAGAAAGTGGTGAAAAAATGTATTTCACTTTAAAGAAAATTACCGATAACGCACCAATTAAAATAGATAGTATATTTAAATATTTCTGGTGGTTAAATTTTACAACAAAATGGCAGTCTGTATATGTGAGAATGTTACCTTTCTCCAGAAACAAACAAACATTAAAATTAGAAGAAAATTATACCACTTTCTACCACACAAAAGACTTTCAGTTGTGGGCTATGAATAATGCAAACTGTGAATTGAGAAGCCAACATGGTAAACCTACCGGCAAACAGGTTGCCAAAGAATACATATTTGATTATAATGGTGATTTAGACTATTTAAATAAACCAAAAATTGGAAGTTTATCTTCCCTTTTTAAAAACAAAAGCACTTCAACATACATAGATAGTGAACTGAATTATTTTAACGATTACCCAAATGAATCGTTTTACAACTACAATAATGATTTTGTATAAATGAAAATATTTTCAAAAAAAGATAAGGTTTGGCTTGATTATACCGATACAATGTATCCTTCTCATGCCGCTTTACATGATGCAAGCCAAGACCAAGGCTTGACTTTTACAAATGAATACTCTACAATATATGGATATGTTTTTTCTGGTGTAACAACATTGCCTAATGGTGATATTATAACCGCAGGCAAATACTTTTCATATTGGTCATGGGGTTCATATGAAATTAAATATACAGGTAAAACAGTTATCATCACTCGTATTGGTTTTAAAGGTCAAAATGTTATTGGCCAATTAGAATCAAATGGTAGATTGTGTTATATTGATGGTTGTTCAGATACATTATTGGTTTATCCGCCACGATTGGGTGATCCAACATTGAACGCTTTGTATTTTCCACCAAATATCAAACAATCATATCACATTCATCCAAGTATTCGTTTGGGTTTTGTTGTAAGTGGTTCTGGTTATGCTTGTTTGAATGATAATAAAAAAATTAAATTGAAGCCAGAAACATTATTTTGTATTGAAGAAAAAGAGAATCACCGATTTGTTACTGAAAAAGATCCTATGGTTGTAATTGCTTTTCATCCTGATGGTGATTGGGGACCAACTGACCATAACCATACCATGTTGAATAGAACTTATATCAAATGACATTTAATTATTGCCCACCAAAAGAATTACAAGACCTACAATCAGAAACATTTCCTGATGGTAAACGATTCTATAAATTACCTGATGGTACAAAACTGCCATCGGTCACCACGGTGATTGGCGCCCAAAAGAAACATATCTTTGCTGCTTGGCGTAATAAAGTTGGTGAAGATGTTGCTAATGCAATCACAAAGAAAGCCACCTCTCGTGGTACTAATGTTCACACTTTATGTGAACGATATTTAAACAATGAAGCATTAGGTGATATTATGCCTGATGCACATGAAATGTTCTTATCGATTAAGCCGGAATTGAATCGTATTAATAATATTCATTACCAAGAACAGGCATTGTGGTCAAAACAATTAAACATGGCTGGCCGTGTGGATTGTATTGCTGAGTTTGATGGTGTGCTTTCGGTAATTGATTTCAAAACATCCAAAAAGATTAAAAGCCATGAGGACATTGAAGATTACTTTTGGCAAACAACCGCCTATGCGTTGATGTATGAGGAGTTGATTGGTGAACCTATCCATGACTTGGTAATCATCATGGCCGTGCAGGATTCAAGTCCTATTGTGTTCAAACAAAAGACTGAGGACCACATCACAGGTCTGGTCAATGCCATTTCATATTATGAGAAAAGTGGTAAACATTAAATGAACGGCTTGCCTATATAAGTATAAACACTTATAATAGGACACTATGAACAAATATTGGAAAAAACTCTGCACCCCCGAGCAGAACGCAAGACAATACGGGGCTTTAAAAATATTGGCTGGTGGTTTAAGTTTTCTTTTTGTTATTTGGTTACTAGAAAGGATTCTATAATGCCTAGCAAAGAATGTGTAAAAGATGTTAAAGTAAGAAGTTTTGCATTTTATACTGGTGCCTGTGCAATTGCATTAATAATTTTTGTGGCACTTGTTGTAATAGGTAATCATTCGTAGAAGTTGTTTGAAAGTTGTTGTGGACGGCGGTGCAAATCCGCCCACCTCCACCAAAAGTATGGCTGACGAACCGAGTTATCGGTAGCAAACACTATAAGTGGCAGCATACTTCTGATGGGGGTGTTATAGATTCGACATGGCAATAAGTATAACAATGGAGAATCGTCAATGCGAAAGACGATAGGGTTGAGGACACTCGGCCAAAGAAGCAAAAAAGATAAACGCTAATGATAGTGAGTATCGCCTTGCTGCCTGATAGGTAAGCGGAGTTTCGCCAGGTGAACTTAGCAACAGAATCACCTGGATAAATAATATATCAGCACACACATAACGCTGATACATTACACACAACACACACAGGAGAATTAAATGAGTATGACACCATACGAGATACGGCTAGAACTCTTAAAAATGGCCAAAGATATGCTCTCTGATGAATATTATGGTAAGAGAGAAATCATATCAAACCAGTGGTCAACCAAGGTAGAAGAATCCAAAATTAATGGAACACCTTCACCAGAACATCCAGGTTTTCCACCATTTCCCACCGAAGAAGAAATTGTAAAGAAAGCGGAAGCTCTTAATCAATTTGTTTCTCAAAATCCTCCACAACCTGAAGCAAAAATAAAATCGAAATCGAATTCGTAATTGGAGACCAAGGCGGTCTGATGTTAGTCCGCCGTAATCAAAAAGGAAGAAATAATGTATTTCAACAAAAGAACCACAAACAAAATTCTAATTACAATCTCATCAGTATTGATTGCAATTAACCTATTAATTCCTACTGCACGAGCCCAAGTAGATAAGCACACAGCACAGAAAGCTGGTCAGCATTTCAGCAACGAGATTCAATGTTTGGCTGAAAACATTTATTATGAAGCTGCAAGTGAATCATTTGAAGGCAAATTGGCAGTAGCACAAGTAACACTCAATCGTGTAAACTCTGGTAAATTTCCAAAGACCGTTTGCGGTGTTGTAAAACAAAAAGATGAAATCAATGGCAGAATGGTATGCCAATTCTCTTGGTTCTGTGGCCAAGTATATTCAATGGTTCGTAATCCATACCAATGGGAAGAATCGGTACTTGTTGCAAAGAAAGCCTTGACATCTGCTGTTGCACATGATACACTATACAGAGAAAAAGCAATGTATTATCATGCCAACTATGTTAAACCTGGTTGGAATTTACCAAAAATTACACAGATTGGTAACCACATTTTTTATAAAGAACGAAGCAGAATATAATATGCCAACAAAAGGTGAGATTAAAGAATTTAGTATAATGATTGAGGAATTGGCATCCAAACTGAATTGTAATCGTATGGATGCCATTCTGCACCATTGCAAAGAAACTGGTTTAGAGATTGAAGTTGCATCTACATTAATTTCGGCTGCACTCAAAGCAAAGATTAAAGAAGAAGCACAAGAATTAAATTTGATTAAGAAAAGTTCCAAACTACCTTTATAATGATTGAGAATTCAGGTTTTGCCGCTTACGCAATGTTTCATGCGTTGAAGTTGCATTTCACATCCGATAGTTACGACTATATCAAATACAATGGTAAGACTAATGTTACCAAAACAACATTCTCTACCAGAAAAGACAAATATTCATTCTACCGTTTATCTCGTAAATTTGGATTGACAGAATTAAAAGATTACTATGTTGCCAACTTTTTGGTAGAGAATGTTCAATGGGTTGGTGATATATTAGGACCTGAATCAGAAGAAAACTATAAGAAGTGGCAGAAAAGAATACAAAGCTTGACTTATACCTTTGAAAATGATATAATTTGGTTGTTAGATAGAGTTGATAATCCAAATGAATTGTTGGTGGCAAAAAAGAATGAATTTCCATTACTGATGCAATATGCAACACAAAAAGATATTGCATTAGAAACATTAATTATTTTGGATGATTTAATGAATTTTTTTCCAATGTGGGAAAAACAAATATATGATGATGTGGTTTGGCCTAACTTTAGAATGAAATGCCAAAAATATAAAGCGTTTCTACATTATGATAAAGAAAAGTTCAAACAAATTTTGAAAGAAAAGATTAAAGAAAATGCATAAGATTACCAAGATTTACTTGGACATGGATGGAGTGATTGCCGATTTCAATAAGCGATACAAAGAATTGTATAAGATTGAACCAAAAGAGGCAGACACATACAAAACTTTTGATAAGTTTTTTACCATGTTCATTGCAGATAGACAATTTGCCAAATTAGATTTAATGCCTGATGCTCTGATGTTGATTAACTACCTCAGGTCATTGCCAATACCAACAGAGATTCTATCTTCAACATCATCCGAAAAGCGTGATGCTGAAATTAGAGAACAAAAGATTGAATGGCTCAATAAACACAATATTGAGTTTCCTGTTAACTTGGTTCCAGGTAAAAGATTTAAGAGAGATTTCTCTAACGAAAATTCACTATTGATTGATGATACTTCACAGAACATTGACCAATGGCGAGTAGAGGGTGGTGTTGGTATACTTCATACTGATGCTATTACCACCATCGGTATTTTGAAAATGTATACTTGACATTGGATAAATATTCTTATATAATGAATAATGTGGACAAGTCGTTTTATACACCGTTAATAATCCGTTTATACGAAAGGAAGTAAATTATGAGTTCATTTGCGAACCTCAAACGCCAATCTGGCAACCTCGACAAACTATCTAAAGCAATCGAGGCACTCAATACCTCATCCGAGGGCAACGAAAAAACCGACAATTTCTGGCGACCAGAAGTAGACAAAGCTGGCAACGGCATGGCTACGATTCGTTTTCTGCCTGCACCTGCAGCTGATGGTGATGACGCATTACCATGGGTTAAAGTATTCTCACATGGATTCCAAGGTCCTGGTGGTTGGTTAATTGATAATTGTTTAACTACCAAGAATGAACAATGTCCTGTGTGTGAACACAATTCTGCATTGTGGAATTCTGGTATTGAAGCTAATAAAGATATTGTTCGTAAACAAAAACGTAAACTAAATTACATTGCCAACGTTTATATTGTATCCGACCCAAAACATCCT